GATCGCCTCGCGCGTCGCCGCGCCCTGGCCCGACGGCGTGACTATCGTGAGCACGCCGTAGAGCGGGTCGTTCCCGACGCCGTCCTCGTCCGTGACCATCAGGGCCCACGACGCGCCCGGGAGCCGTAGGACGACGCGGACGGCGTCCTGGATGATGCGTAGTGCGGGGATCATGAGGCCTCCCTCGTGCCGTAGAGGTCAGGTGCTTCCTTCGCCAGGTCGATCATGACGTTGTTGATCTGGCGCCCGCTGTCGAGGTGCTCGTCGCGCGCCTCGCTCGTGAAGCGGATGTCGCGCGACCGTTCGAGATTGAACTTGTACAGGTACCGCAGGGTGCGGATCGCTTGGTGCTCGTCCTCTAGGCTCACGACTCCCCTCCTGTCTGGATGTCCGCGATGCGGGCCGCGCCGTGGATGCGGACGATCGCGCCCGCCTTGTCGAGGGCAGCGAGGACCTTCATCGTGGCCGCCGACGCCTTCTTCCCGTCGACCCCGAGCAGGTCGCCGACCGCGGCCTGGATCGCCGCCGTCTGGACCCACTCGCCCTTGTGCGCCCTGAGTAGCTCGAGGACGGCCTTCCGCGCGCCCGTGCTCGTGACGCCCTCGCCCGAGAGCCGGAGCGAGGCCGACGTCGGGCTCGACTCGAACTCGTACATGAAGTCGCCCTGCTCCGGGCAGGGGCGGTGCTTCAACACGCGGACCGCGATGCTCGGGGCCTTCCCCGTGAGGGCGAAGACGGAGTCCGCCGCGCCCCCGATCGCGGTCGCGCCGCGGAGCCGCTCGAGCGAGGCCTGCGGTGACTCCTTCGTCCCCTTGTTGAAGTGGTGGAGCGCGAGCACGGCCGCCTTCGTCTGGTTCGCGATGTACCGGAGGAGGTTCATCACGTGCTGCATCCCCGTGTTGTCGTTCTCCTCGAACCCGTGGACGGACCGGAGCGTGTCGATCACGATCAGGTCGGTGCCGCGGACCGAGCGGTACCGCTCCTCGTCGAAGTACCGCGTGAGGTCCCGGATGCTCGACTGGCGCCTCGCCGCGTCGATCACGCGCTCCGCGTCCTCGGCCGTGTTGAGCATGAAGCCGGGCTCGAAGATGAACCCGTACGAGCCGAGGTCTGTCTCGTCGATCAGCATCCCGACGTCGTGCGTCTTCGGGTCCGGGAGCCCGATCAGCTTGTCGAACTGGGATGCGATGTCCCAGTCGGGCGAGTCGTTCCCGAGGTAGAGGACGTTCCCCGGGCGCGCCACGGGGAAGTGCCCGAGGAAGGGCTTCGCCTCGACGACGGCCCGCATCGCCTCGAGCGCGAGGAACGTCTTCCCCGTGTAGGGCGTGGCCGCGACGAGGGCCACCCCCTGCCTCGCGAGGACGCGGTCGATCAGCATCTCGGGGCGCTGCGCCTTCACGAGGCGGCCCACCCGCTCGACCTTGAGGGGCGGGCGCTGCGGTACCGTGGTCAATGTGCCCTCCGTTGGGAAATTTGGGTTATATCCAATTCCGACAACCATATGTGGCCGGAAGTGAAAACGCAAAGTTAACTCGTTGGTACTACGTCATATTGCCAATTGTCTATATAGTACAGAGGAGGGGGGTAATAAACCCCCCTCCGTACTGTAGACTATGCCGTGACGACGCGGGACTTGACGGCGCGCTTCGTGTTCTTCGAGAGCGGGACGTACCCGAGGGTCCCGTCCGCGAACTCGATTTCGAGCTTCTGGGCAGGGAGCGGCTTCTCGGCCTCGTGCAGGGCGCGCTGGAGTTGCTTCGCGAGCAGGGAGGCCTCGGCCGCGCTGAGGTAGACGCCCACGCCGACGGCCGCGGGCAGCTTGAGGTACACGCGGCCCTCGAACCTCTGCGAGGCGCGGACGTAGATGGGGCCCTCGAGGGACGCGCTCGGGGCGGCGACGTTCGCGTAGAACATGACTCCGGTCTTAGTGCTCATGAGAATCCTCCCTAGGTCAGAGTAGTGGAACGCTGGCTCGAAGAGTCCCGCGTCCTCGCACGCCTTCATGTACTGCTTGACGAAGTCGCTCACAGCGAGTCAGGGCGCGCGGGCACGAGAAGGATCGTCCCGACGGGGATGCGCGAGAAGCCCGCCTCGGGGGTGAAGAGGAATATCTCTCCCTCGACGACGAACGCGGCCCACCGCGTCGCGTCGTACATGAACCCCTCGCCCGCGCCGAGGTCCGGCTGCGGGGGCGGCTCCACCGCCTGGGCGTTCATCGGGTAGTGCGGGTTCGGGATCGCGACGGCCGGTGGGATCACCATCAGCGCGAGTGCACCGAGGAACACGAACGCGAGTACGATCAGGACGAGCGCGACTGCGAACGGCTTCATCAGTCCTCCGGGTTGAATGAGATGCCTGGGTACTCGCGGTGGACCTGGTCCAGCGCGACGTTGAGTTCGTGGTTCGAGAACTCGTCCACGATGAGCCCGTCCTCGCGCACCTCCACCGTCCAGCGCCCGCCACGCAGGCTGACGCGGAGGCGCTTCCCCTCGGACGTGTAGTACGCCGAGGGCCTGTGGCACGCGCACGAGAGGTCGCCGCAGAAGTACGGTAGCTCTAGGGTGCCGGGGGGGTACATGTATCCTCCCTGGACTGAATCTCCCACGTCACGGCCTCGCGCGCCTCCTTGTACAGGTACATCTCCTCCTTGACGCGCGCGTGCTTCACCGCGTACTCCACGAGGAGGTCCCGGAGTTCTTCGAGCGTGGCCTTGCGGATCGCTGCGTGGTCGACTCTCATTCTGGCGTCCTCCCTCGGAGAATGAGGAGCGCGCGCGGGCCCATCCCGATCACGCGCCCCTGGTACGGTGCGTTCAGCTTCTCGTTCGCGAAGAACCCTGCCCCGCTCGCGCGGGCCTGCCGCACGTCGCGGTCGACCCACATCACGAGGAGGCCGGGCCGCTTCCAGATTACCTTCCGGACTGCCGCGACGACGCGCTGTAGCTCGCGCCGCGCACGCGCCGCCTTGGGGCCGAAGTTCGTCACGAGGCCCGCGCGGTGTAGCTGCCGCTGCTTCCTCATAGCCACCACCTCACTACTCCCATGAGGGAGCGGGGGCCGAGGTGAATCGCCCAGAGCCACGAGCGGTGCCTGGCGTCGCCCCATCGCACGCCCGCCCCGATCTCGAAGCCCGCCGTCTTGAACCACCGAATCGTCATGCGTGCCTCCTGGGTGAGCGCCCATTATACCACGGCGCTCACCCGCTGTCAAGGGTTCAGTTCAGTAGGTCCCTGAGGTGGTCGATCCCGTCGTTCCTGTCGTCCTTCACCTCAACCGCGAGGAAGTCCGGGAACTGCCCCTTGTAGAGGCGGTCCCCCACGACGAGCATCTCCCACGGGATCGGGACTCGGACCTCCTGGCCCGTCCCCCACAAGTCAAGGGGAATCTCAGGGTACATGACGCGCGCGCACACGTGGGCCCACTGCGTCGGGCCCGCGTCCAGGAAGTGCGGCGTCCCGTGCTTCCGCTGGAGCGTGTTGAACATCTCCGCGATGAGCCGCGCAAGGAACTCCTGGGTGTCGCCGTTGTTCGGATACTGGTAGTCAGCCCGAGGCAGGATCATGTGTGGTGTCACGCCGCCCTCCTCATGCGCGGGTTCTTGACGTGGACGATCGAGTGGTACGGGACGGACACCTCCACCTTCTCGCCAGCGTTCACGTCCTCCGCGATCCCGCGCACGCGGAACCACGGGAGGATGAACGCGACTTCGTTCCCGCTCTCGTTGATGCCTTCGAGCCAGCCCACCGCGTGCGGCATGCGCCGCGCCTTCACGACCATGACCTTCACTTCGCCTCCTTGTGCCTGGGGCAGTAGCCCTCGGTGGTGCGCCATAAGCAGCGCGGGTGCTTGCAGTAGAGGTCGGGGCGCGCCTCCTTGCGCGCCGCAACCTTCGCCTGGATGGAGGCGCGCGTCATACGCGCCTCAGTGCTCGCCGGACGGACGCTAGGTCCTCCTGGCACGAGTCTGCGTACTTGCGTGCCCTCGCGTACGACGTGAGCCCGTCCGCGGCCGGGAACACGATCCCGGTCTGGGCGCGGACGTCGTCCGTCGGGAACACGAGGAACTTCGAGCCACGCTTCACCACCGCGTACTCGCGATCGTCGCTCATTTGTCCTCCAGGGCACGGGTGTACTGCACGAGGGTCTCCACCTCCTTCGCGATGGTCTCGAATACGTGCGCGAGGTCCCTCACCTCCGGGTCCTCGTGCTCGCGCATCCAATCCAGTTCCTCCCTGATGCGCGCCTCTAGGCTCTTGGTCATGACAGGTCCTCCCAGTCGAGTAGGGTGTCGATCTCTTCGATCATGTCCGAGATGGCGTCAGTGACCTCCATGTCGTCCACCTCGCGCAGCGCGTCACGCAGGTCCTCCTGCGCGCCCAGGAGTAGTTCCCGGGCGCGCTCGGTGTAGAGTGGGAATCCCATTACGCCGTGACCTCTTCCTCGTCCGGCTCGACCTTGTACGAGTCGGCGAAGCCCCGCAGCAGGTCAAACGTGTGGATCAGGGTGTCCGTGTACAGCACCGCCAGCACCTTCCCCGTCACGTCCTGGACGGTGGTGCGGTACTTCATCGCGTGCCAGGGGCCAGTGTACGGGTTCGAGCGGATCGTTGCCGTCTTCATGACTCGATCTCCTTCGTCGTTGCGCCGACGATGATGTCGGCGTCAGTGTGGACCTGGTAGTCGTGGATCACGTATTCACCGTTGCCCCAGATCATGTGGACCCAGAACCACTCGTCCTCCTCCGCGTGCCTGAACGTGATGATGCTGTCCGCGTCCCACGCGTCCGCCTGCTCGATGATGACGCGTAGCTGCATGCGGTCCTGGGACACGCGGCCGTCCTCCTCGTCCACGCCGTAGGCCTCGATCACGTGCGGGTAGTAGTCCCGCTTCGCGGCCTCCCCTATCAGCGTCTCCAGTATCTTCCGCTCGATGAATCGCATTACCACCTCCGAGTAAGCTGCGCTACCGCGCTCCCGATGCCGAGCACCACGACCACCACCGCGACCACCACCACGAACGTCGCCACTAGCTGCCCCACTCCGCTACGATCCACCAAAGCTCGTGGACCACGAGGGCGATCCACACACCGATCAGGAACAGCAGGTCCTTGCGCATCGTGGTCATATCGACTCCCTCATGCCGTCCTGGACCGGGATGAAGTCCAGGGGGTCCGCTTCGTCGTACTTCAACAGGGCCTGGTGCCACAGCACGTGGAGCGCCTTCGCGTCCTCCGTGCGTCCCTCGCGCTTCGCGTCCGCGTGGGCACGCTCGCACGACTCAATCCATTCGACGATGTTCACGCTACACCTCCACGCCATCGGGACGGAAGTACCGCACGCGTCCCGCGCTGTCAGTCTCGAACCACGCTCCGAAGAGGCCGGGCTCGACCTCCACTGCGCGGCTCGCGTTCGTGACGCCATACACCTTGCGGTTCAATTCGGCGGTCGCCGCCTCGACCTCGACGAGAGGCGCGAGTGTGCGCTTCCCGTCAGTGTGGTAGCTGCTGAGGTACCAGCCTCCACCGGTGCCTCGATTCACGTACCGCGACTTCACACTCATGACTTCCTCCTTTGTTGTGACACCTACTACGATAGCACGTGGTTCGTGCGTTGTCAAGCCCCTACGACCTCCCATCCATCACCGCCCGGCTCGACCAGCCCGGCCTCGATCAGCGCGACGGCCGTGCGTCCGTAGTGGCCCTGGAGCGTGAACGCGAGCCCGCGGTCCACAAGTTCCTGGAAGAGGGACACGACCTCGTCCTCGTCCAATTCACCTAGCTCATACGAGATGATGCGGTCTGTCAAGCTATTCATTGTCCCAATCCTCCACGGGCAGGTCGCTCTGCCCGCACTGGGGTGTAGGTTCGGGGCGCGTCGTCGCGCACCCGTTGACGCACGTGCTCAGTCCGATGCAGGCGAGCATGAGCACGAAGCAGATGAACAGCTTGAGCGCATCGTTCTTCTGGTTCAGCACGTTTCCTCCTTGGGCCAGCGATAGATGCACTGGGCCTGAGCCGGGAGCGGCTGGAGACTGCACCCGACGGGGTCGCTCACCTCGACGGACGTGCGCACATAGAACACGTCGAGGTGCCTGTACACGTACACGCGTTCGCCCTGCCGCACCGCGCGATCTCTCGCGTGGGCCTCGGCCTCGCGCTGTACGAGCGCTGCGTTGATGCGTGCGTGCTCGTATCCTTCTCTCATGCTCGTGTCCTCCGTTGCGCGCCGCACCGCGCGGCGTCGACGTGAGAGTAGAGCACGACGCGTGCCAAGAGTCAAGTGCTGATGTATCAGGCGTCGGCTCACGCGCGTATGTGCCGACGTGTGCGAATTGCCCCACGAGATCGTGCATAAAAACCCACTCGTCCAGCCCACGCAATCCTCATGCCACCTATCAGTTACCGCGCGAGGCAGCCAAAAGCAGGCACGGCCAAGCCTGTCTCGGGGCTGATGTGTGGTATAATACTCGGGCTGAGTCAAGCGAAATCCCCACGCTGCCCCAAGGAAGGCCACACAACGAGAGGCCAGGGGCATGGGCGTGCGAGGGATGGAGCGGTGATGCGTGCCTCGACCTCGAGGGTGGGGTGCGCGCGCGTTCCGCGATGGCCGGGGGGAGCCCCAAACAAAATCCTCCGTGCAGGGGGAGGTACAACTCCTTGGTGGCACACACAATTTTGGAAATCGCCAACCGGAAAGGACGGCCCAAGTGATTGATCCGGACCCGAATCCGGCAGATTCCCTCACGGGGTGGAAGGTCAAGCTCGTCAAACAGTTCATTCTGGCGAACCCGACCGCCACAATCCGCGAAGTAGCGAAGGCTACGCGCGCATCCGAGCGGACGGTGTCCCGCGCGCGCGACGTCCTCGTCCGCGGCGGCCTCATCCCGCCCGCGGCAGTCGGCCGGCCCCTCTCGCCCAACCCCGAGTCAGACTCAGGGCCGGACGAGGAGAAGATTCGGCGCGACATCGACGCCGCGGTACGGTCCGGCGCCGCGAAGGTCCTCACGCGCGAGGAGCGTAGGCAGCGCCTCTCGGCCTACGCGGACCACCCGCAGGTCCCACACGCGTCCCGGATCGCGGCACTCCGCGAACTCGAGGCGACGGAGCCCCCGTCCGACGAGAAGACGCTCGGCCCGGGCGCACCACTCACCCGCGCAGACCGCGTCCACCGCGTCTCCCTCATGGTCGAGGCCCTCGCGGACATCGACGGCCAGGGAGCAGTGATGGAAGCACTCGCGCGCGGGCTCGGCGAGGCCTACGTGAAGTTCACCGACACGATCGCATTCGCAAAGGGAGGGCCCGATGCCGGCCCCGTACAACGACCAGATGCCCCCGACGTTCCGCTTCCCGAGGTTCGCGACGCGTGACGAGATCGACGAGTACGCGGGGATGACCCCCGCGGAAGTCATCCGCAAGCGCGTCGACGAGGACATACTCGAAAGTTTCGTCAACCTCGCGCCGACGCCGATCGACGCGCACGACGTGTACATCGAGCCCATCTACCGCGTAGACAAGAGCGGACTCATCAACACGCGCGGACTCGCGCTTCTCCCGGGCCGCCTCATCGGAGTGACCAATGCCCCGGATGAACCGACGGAAGATGCTCGAGGCGCTGATGGCGCTGATGAACTCGCCGGCGGTCTCAATGAAGAGGGCCCGACTCCGTAGGGAGCACGGGCTCACGACGTACGACGGGGCCGGGTCGGACCTGAGGAACATCCGCATCAAAATCGACGGCCGCAACGCGGCCGTCTTGACCATCGCGATCCACGAACTCCTCCACGTCTTCATGGAGCAGCAGTACAACGTCGCGACCCTCTTCTCCGAGGAACTCGAGGAGGCGATGGTGAAGGCCCTCGCCGACGACCTCGGCGACTACATCAACAACCCGAAGAACGAACGGCTCCTCTCCCTCTGGGCGCGGGCCGTCGCCGCGAAGATGGGAGAGTGAGATGCCCAAGCGCAAGCCAAGGAAGCCAAAGAGCACGGGAGGGTACTGATGGCCGAACTCACGTACCGCCGCCAGACCGAGGAAGAGATGATCCGCGAGGTCAGCGAGAACGCGACGAAGCGCCTCCGCGCCCTCGAGGCAGGGCAACCCCGACCGACGAAGCTCCCCGGCGCGTGGGCCCCGTCCGAACTCTGGCCGGGCGAGGACTACATGCACGTCAACAACGCACTCACGGACTACAGGCTCGCATGAGGCCCGACTATATGGCCCGCAAAAAGGACGTCGCGGCCGACTACCACATCGTCCCCCGCACGGAGAGGCCGAACCACGAGTACAACGGGGCGGACTGCCCCTGCGAGCCGCGCTGCGTCCTCACGGGCGAAGCGGCCCGCGTCTTCCTCCACCAGTCGCACCTGATCGACGTCCTCAAGGTACCGAAGACGCCGCCCCCGAACGCGGGCCTCCTCGGCCCAGGGAAGCAATGACGACCTTCGTCGGCCTCGTGCTCATGTTCGCGGCCTCCATCTCTCTCGTTCCCTACTCGATGAAGCCACACCCGATCCTCTACCGGGGCAGGACGATGGACGCGGCCATCCCGCAGTACCCGGTCATGGGGGCGGCCCGCCCCGATACCACCGAGACAGAAAGGACCCCCGATGCTGCGGCCGACTCTACTGACGCGGGACAGCGACCCGATCCTGATCGAGGCGCTCCGGCCGATTCTCAATGCCAATCTCAGCTACTTCACGAGGCCCCTCCCGGAGATGACGCCGGAAGGCCAGCAGAGGTGGTGGAAGATTGAGGACCACGCTAACGTCAGGGTCTTCCTCTGGCGCGACGACGAGCGCCCGTGGGAGGCCGTGGCCTTCTCGATGCTCACGGACCACGGGGACTACGCGTCTCCCTTCTTTGCCGTAGCCCCCGCGCACTGGAGCAGCGGGTTCGGGGACCAGATCATCAAGCACTATATCGAGGCGGCCGGCAAGCCCCTCAAGGGCGAGCAACTCGCCTCGAACGGCGCGATCCGGCACCTCAACACGAAGAACGGCTGGTACGTCACGGGCGAGAAGGACGGCGTCCAGACCCTCTACCACCCAGGCCCGGGCCCACGGGTCCCCGAGTGGATCAGGCGCCACATCCGGGCCGAACTCGGGTACCCCGACTACGACGCGATCCTGAAAGGACTCGACGGATGAACTTCAACCTCGACCTCATGCTCCCGTACAAGGACGAGGTCAAGGCCGCGGTGACGCGCGTCATCGACAGCGGCTGGTACCTCGGCGGCTCCGAGACGGAGGCGTTCGAGGCCGAGTGGGCCGCCTTCACGGGCCAGCGCTACGCGGTGGGCGTGGGCAACGGCACCGACGCCATCCGCATCGCCCTCACGGCCCTCGGCATCGGCCCCGGGGACGAGGTCCTCACGCCCGCGCACTGCGTCGGCTTCACGGCCCTCGCGATCCGCGCGACCGGCGCGACGCCCGTCTTCGTCGACATCTACCGGGAGTCCCACATGCCGAACGTCTGGGACTACGAGCGCCTCATCACGCCCCGCACGAAGGCCATCGTCCCGGTCCACCTCTACGGGAACGTCACCGACATGGTGAAGTTCATGGAGGTCGCCGCGGCCCACGGCCTCGTCGTCGTCGAGGACGCGGCCCACGCGCACGGCGCGGCCGGTCTCGGGCACGCGCACGCGACCGCGTACTCCTTCTACCCGACCAAGAACCTCGGCGCCCTCGGCGAAGCCGGCGCCATCAACACGAACATCCCCATCGTGGCCGAGCGGTGCCGCCTCCTCCGGGACGGCGGGCGCACGGACCGGTACGTACATGAGCCCCCGGGCGGCCTCAACTCCATGATGGACGAGGTCCAGGCGGCGATCCTCCGCGTCAAGCTCCCGCACCTCCGAGAGAGGAACGCGGCGCGCGAGCGCGCGGCCGAGTACTACCACGACGGCCTCAAGATTCCGCGGCTCGGGCTCCTCACGGGGTTCGGGCCTCATCGCGTCTGGCACCTCTACGTCGCGCGCACCCCGCTCCGGGACGCCCTCCGCGCTCACCTCGAGGCAGCGGGCATCCCGACGCTCATCCACTACCCCCTCCCGGTCCCGCTCCAGCCGACCTTCATGGGGGAGAACGTAGGCCGGGGCCCCTGGCCCGTGTCCGAGGAGGCGTCGCGCGAGGTCCTCTCGCTCCCGCTCCACGCAGACATCACGCACGAGGAGCAGGACCGTGTCATCGACGCCATCCAGTCCTTCTTCAAGTCCGCGCCTTAGCCTCATCTGCCCGACGATCGGGCGGTCCACGTTCGCGCGCCTCCTCAAGGACGTCCTCTACTACATCGGCGCCGAGGACGAGTTCGTCGTCGTGGGCGACGGCCCCTGCCCGAACGTACGGGAGCAGATCGAGGCCCTCGCCGACGCGCGCTTCCGCTACGTCGAACTCGCCGTCCGCGCGAACGACTGGGGCTGCACCCCGTGCGACGTCGGCGTCCAGAACGCGACGGGCGACATGGTCTGGTTCATCGGCGACGACGACGAGCTACAGTCGCACGCGTTCGACGTCGTGCGCGCTGGCGTGACCGGCGCGACGGACAAGGCGCACATCTTCGCCATGAAGCACACCGGAATCCTCATGAGCCAGTCGATCGCCTTCTGCAAGGTCAGCGGGCAGCAGATCGTGGCCCCCCGCGAGAACCTCCCGAAGATGGCCGACTACGCGTTCACGGACTGGTACCGGACGGACTGGTCCTTCATCACGCGGACCGTCGACAAGTTCGGCGGGCCCGTCTACCACGACGAGGTCATCTGCCTACTTCCACAAATGAACCAGGGGGCGATGCTGTGAAAGAGTGGCCCCTAGAAGCTGAACGCGAGTTCTGGCGCGACGCGTGCGCCCCCGGCACGAGCGACCACTCCCTCTGGTGGTTCACGCGTATAGCGTGGGGCGCCGAGTGGTACTTCGTGAAGACGGGCAAGCCGCGCTGGCTCACGCCCGACCCGCACAAGCCCTTCCTCGAGTGGCTCTCCACGCACATCATGGAGTGGAAGGCGTGGTCGAAGCGCGGCGTCCAGAAGCGGAAGGTCCTCCTCAGCATTCTCCCGCGCGACGTCGGCAAGACCGTCTGCGGCACGAAGGCCGCGATGCTCTGGATGCACCTCGACGACCCGGACGTCACGGCCTACATCGGCTCCGAGACGCACCCGAAGGCGAAGGCCTTCCTCTCGGCCGTGAAGGGCGTCATCTCCGGCGAGGACGAGTACGCGTGGTTCGCGTGGCTCTACGGGAACTGGCGCGACAAGACGCGCACGTGGAACGAGAAGGAAGTCTTCCACGCGGCGCGCCGGGCCATGTCCATCTCGGAGCCCTCGATCGGTACGTACGGGCTCGACATGGGCATCACCGGCATGCACCCCGTCGCCGTCGCCTACGACGACCCGAACTCGCAGGAGACGCTCTCGGAGAAGACGCTCACGGACGCGCGCGAGACGTACGACTCCGTGATGTACGCGCTCTCGAAGGCGGGGTTCTTCCTCGGTTCGATGACGCGGTACGCGCAGAACGACGTCCCGGGCCACATCATGAACACCGAGGGCGTCGCAACCTGGAGCGGAATCCCGAACCCGGACCCGCACGGGATCGCGCCGAACAAGGACGGGCAGTGCCACGTCTACTTCCTCCAGGGCCGCGACCCGAACCGGAAGTCGGACGAGTACCCGAAGGGCCGCCCCGTCTTCCCGGCCGTCTACTCCTACGAGGAACTCGAGCGGCGCGAACTCAACGACCCGATCGGGTTCTCGTCCCAGATTCAGAACACGCCCGCGATCGGCGAGCACATGCCACTCGAGTTCGCGCAACTCGAGCGGATGGTAATCTCGCGCGACGACGTGCCCGCGATCGACTTCGCGACGATCCACCTCGACTGCGCGTTCAAGCTCGAGGAGCGGATCGCGAAGGGCGACTTCAACGTGATCATCGGGGTCCTGCACTCACTCCGGGACGACGGGACGGTCTTCATCGACCGCATCATCCGGAACAAGACGGACCGCGCGGAGCAGTTCATCTCGAAGCTCTGCGGGTACCTCATGAGCCTCCGGGCTCGAGGCATCCGCGCGAAGTTACTCACGGACGAGCTAGAGGGCGGCGGGAAGGCCGGGACGTTCAAGGCCCTCCTCCAGATTTCGCTCGCGATGGCCGGCTTCCGCATCGGCCCCGACTCGATCGTCCTCTTCAACCGCACGGCGCACAAGGCGGCCCGCCTCCGCAAGGCCGCGGCCTACTGGGCCGAGGGCTACGTCAAGCTCATCCGCGGGACGGAGCACCTCGAGCGCCTGATGTACGAGATGGTCAACCTCGACAAGGGCGACCACGACGACATCGCGGACGCCGCGTCCGACATCTGGCAGCCCGGCGTGTGGAAGAAGCCGATCCGCCCCGAGGCGTCTCACAGCGTCGACCCCATGCAGCCCGGGGACGAGGTCCTACGGCCGGGCCTGAACTACCGGCTGGAACTGCACGGCGACGCGCGCAGGCGACGCGTCGAGGAGTACATGAACCCGGGTCGCACCGGAGAAAGCGAGTGGTATGACCACCCCGTATGAGCCGCTCCACGTAATCGTCTTCGACCTCGAGACCCGCAAGGGCCCGGACGAGGTCGGCGGCTGGAACGCCCTCAAGCAGGGCAAGGGCGGCGTCTCGGCCCTCGTCGCGTACGACTCGCAGACGGACGACCACTACCTCTACGACGACTTCACCCTCGAGGACTTCGCGCGGCTCATCGAGCAGCCCGGGATCGTCCTCGTCGGGTACAACTCGAAGGAGTTTGACCTCCAGATCGTCCAGAACCTGCTCAACCGGCGCGTCGCCGTCAAGTACCACATCGACATCTTCGACCTCATCAAGGATGCACTTGACCGCGAAGGGCGGTCGCGCGAGCGCGGCTGGAAGCTCGGCGAGTCGTCCCTCCGCACGATGGGGATCGGGAAGTCCGGGAGCGGGGCCCACGCGCCTGAACTCGCGCGGCAGGGCCGCTTCGCGGAACTCATCACGTACTGCCGCGCCGACGTGGACCTCACGAGGCAACTCCTCGACTACGTCCGGCGCCACGGCGGCCTCCGGGATCACGACGGGGCCCTGCTCGAAATCGACATCCCCGACTGGCTCCGGCTGCCACAGAAAGCCGGCATGGAGACCTGATGGCGTTCACTCAGATTCAGCGGCCAGCGAACCCCGAACTCTTCCGAGACGCCCTGGTCAACCTCGTGAACTCGAGGTTCGACTACTCGGAGAAGTACTTCCACGACGTCCGGACGAAGCTGCCGCGCCTCTACGACGTCTGGCGCGGCATCTACACGGGGCGCTTCCACCCGCACAAGAACAACGTCCACGTCCCGTTCATCTACGCGGCCGTGTGGGCGGACGCCGCGAGGAAGACGGCGGCGTCGCTGAACCAGTGGCCGATCATCCAGTTCCGCGGGTACGGGCCGAACGACAAGCCCATCGCCCTCAAGAACGAGGCCCTCATCGGGGCCCAGATGAAGGACGCTGAGGCCTTCATGAAGGAAGTCAACACGCACGTCTGCGCCGGCCTCTACGGCACGGCCGTCTCGCAGGTGATGTGGGACCGCCGGTGGGAGCACGTCAAGTTCGACGAGTACGTCTCCATGCCGATGTCGACGCAGCGCGCGCGCCAGATTCGCGAGGAGGACGTCATCACGTTCGACGGCCCGAACTGGGAGAACGTCGACCTCCTCGACTCGTACCCGCAACCCGGCTTCCCCCGCATCAAGGGGATGAAGTGGTTCGGGCGTCGGTACTACCTCGACCTAGACGACTGCCGCGCCCTCTCGGCGCAGCGGCCTGACGGTCGCGAGCCCATCTTCGACCCGGTCGAGGTAGCGCGCATGGAGCGCGAGGGCGCCAATGCCGACTCGACCGCGGACGACGTCGTCCAGCGGAAGTACATGGCGCGGCTCGGCATGTCCGACGACATGTCGCGCATCCTCGACAAGTTCAGCCGCCCCGTAGAGATTCGCGAGTACTGGGGGATCATCCCGACGGAACTCGCGGTCGGGGGCGAGACGAACGTAGTCATCTCCCTCGCGAACCGCAAGTACCTCATGCGCGCGCGCGGGAACCCGTTCTGGCACCGGCAGAAGCCATTCGTTCACCACTCGGCCACGCCGGACCCGAACTACTTCCACGCCGCGGGCAAGGCCGAAGTCGCCGAGAAGCTCCAGTTGACGGCGAACCGCTACGTCAACCAGCGCCTCGACGCGGCCGACATCGTGATCGACCCGATGTGGTTCTACGACCGCAACGCCGGCATCAACACGCAGGGCCTCTACGCGAAGCCCGGGCGCTGGATCGGGACGGACGGCCCCCCCAACGACAAGCTGATGCCGATGCCCGTCGACCTACGCGGCATGCAGGCCGGCGCCGGGATGACGGCCGAGATGGCCGCCTACATCGAGCGCGCGACCGGCATAACGGACGACACGGTGCAGGGCCTCGCAAGCGGCCCGGACCGCGAGACGGCGCGGGCCTTCATGAGCCGGCGCGAGGCGTCAGGGAGCCGCCTCCTCCTCGAGTCGCGCATCTACGAGGAGATGTACCTCGAGCCGCTCGCGAACATGATGATGCGGCTCAACCGCCAGTTCCTCGAGGGGCCGGTCGAGGTCTTCATCCTCGGCGAGAACGCCCAGACGGACCCCGACACCGGTGCCCCGCTCCAGGACACGCGGACCACGCTCGAGGGGTACGAACTCGCGAACTCGTACACGGCGCGCGCAGTCGGCGCGACGAACAACCTCTCGAAGCTCGTTCGCCGGCAAGAACTCGTGCCGCTCCTCCAGGCCGTCTCGAGCAACCCGTACGCGGCCGGCGCCGTGAACTTCGTGAACTTCTTCCGGCAAATCTTCCGCGAGTTCGACATGGACAACGTGAACGAACTCATCAACCAGAACGCGAACCAGATGGCGCAGATGTCGCAGGTGATGGAGATGGCCGGAGAGCGCGACGCGGCCAACATCCCGGACAACACGCAAGGCACCGGGGACGGTGCGATGGCGCTGGCGCAGTTCCTCGGCCAGTAGAAAGGACCGCGTGATCAAGCCCGCACCTACCACGAACGAGGTCTTCACGAAGGACGAACTCGCCGCGGCCGACCCGCGGGACCTGATCTTCCTCCTCGGCTCGAAGGCCTACAACGACTTCTTCATCCCGCTCCTGATGGGCCTCCAGCAGCGAGCACTCACGGAACTCGCAGACCCTACTGCGAAGCGCCGAGACACGAAACCGGACGATTACCTCCGAGGGTACATCGCGGCCTGCCGCGCCATCATGAATGCGCCCGGCGAAATCCTGCACGAGCAGGAGCAGCGCAACCGCGAGGAGGAGATGCAGGACTCTGTTTCAAAACGCTATGAGGAGATTGCTCATGGCGGACGCGGCCCGTACGGTGAGGAGCGCGCTGCTATCTCACCGACGGACCCAATCTGAGCGGCAAGCGACGACCGTAGCCGCGAAAGGAGTACGACGTGAGCACCGAAGACCGCCCGTTCGACAACCTGATGGCGCAGATTTCGCAGGACGTCCAGAAGGACTTTGACACGGGCAACACCGGCAGGCCGACCCTGCCGGTCGCTGCACCTGCCCCTAGCGCGGCCCCGCAACCGGCCGCCGTGGCACCGTCAGCTTCGCCCGCGCCGACCGAGGGAGAGAAGCTGTACGCGAACAAGTTCAAGACCGTCGAGGAGTTGGAGAAGGGTCATCACATGCTGATCCACAGCTTCAACGCCCTCAAGGCCAAGAACGATGAGTTTCTGGCCCGGGCCGCTGCCCCTGAGCAGACGACGCCGGCGCCACTGACGCCTGGGAGGGTCGACCCCGCTAGGCCGGTGGATCGCTCGGACCCCGAGTACCAGAAATGGGTTGAGCAGTACGGGATCGACCCGACCGACATCGACGCGCGCATCGAACGCAAGCTCTCGGAGAAGGACCAGGCCGCGAGCGCGACGGGCGCCGCGATGCAGCAGGCCGACGCGTACATGGTACAGACGTATCCCGACTTCCTTCCCAAGGTGGAGGACGTCAAGGCGTTCGTAGTCGCAACGCCCGCCCTGCGAGACAGGGTGTCCGCCCTTTGGGCCGCGGGCCACTTCGCCGCCGCGATGGAGATCGGGTACCTCGCGTACGACAACGCACTCAGGACCACCCAGATTGCTCAGTCCGCAAACGACGCAACTCAAGTCCAGGTGAACAGAGATCGCGGCGACGCGACCATGCTCACATCACAGGCCGGAGGGGCGCGCGAAGTCACGCCGTCCGTCGACGGGTACCCGCGCACGCCAGAAGACTGGCAGCGCATCAGGGACCTCCGTATGTCGGGGCGCGAGGCAGAAGCGAACCGCATCCTCTATGGCCCACTCATCGCTCACATCCCGGAACTGAACCCGCGGGTGTAGTGAGGTAACAAACTTGTCCGTTTCTGCTGGCTCATACAAATATGGTTTGGGCGGCCAGAGCAACGACGTCAACAGGGAAGACCTGATCGACGTCTACACGCTCCAGACCCCCTGGGATACGCCCTGGCTCGCCCAGGCGCCGAAGACCCAGGCGCAGTCCGTGCTGCATCAGTGGCTCGTCGACACGCTCCGTAGCCCCGTGACCACGGGCGCCATCGAAGGCGCGGCGTACACGTACGTCACGTCGACGACCCCCACGCGCGTCACCAACGTCTCGATGATCTTCCGCAAGGACATCGGCGTGACGCGTACTCAGATGAAGGCCAACCCGGCCGCGATCGGGAACACCTACACGCACGAGATCGACAAGGCGACGAAGGAACTCGCCACCGACATCGAGACGAGCGTGTTCGCGAACCTGACGTCGGCCACGGGCGCGACGGGCACCGCGCGCGTGATGAAGGGCTTCCAGAACTTCATCACGAGCAACACGGCGTACCCGGCCTCGCTTGGCGCGGCTGCGACGGCGGGTCAGTTGACCGTCAACGACTTCAACTCGATGCTCCAGACGATCTACACGGCGGGCGGGAACCCCGATCAGGTGTTCGTGTCCCCGGCCGTGAAGCGTCAGGTGTCGGCCTTCACGCTCGTGCAGCAGAACCGCAACATCGCTGCGGCCGAGAAGAAGCTGATCCAGGGCATCGACATGTTCGACTCCGACTTCGGCCTGCTCGCGATCGTTCTGGATCGGCACGTGCCGCAGTCGACGAACACGACGACGGCCGCGTCCGGCGCCGCGACGGACGTTCGGGGGACGATGTTCATCCTCGAGCGTGCGAAGAATCGGTGGGCGTGGTTCGATCCCGTCCATCACGACTACGTCGGGAAGCTCGGCGATAGCGTGAACGGAATCGTGGTCGGCGAGGGATGCCTCGAGGTCCTCAACGAGAAGGCCGACGGCATGATCAAGTCGATCAACAACAAAAACGCCGCGCTCCTGGGCGACGCCTAGACCAACGAGTAGTGGGGAGGGAAGGGGCACAGCGCCCCGTAAACGCGGCCCTCGGATGGTGCGTCGCGCGCACCCCCAATACTTCCAACGGAGACAACGATGCCGAATCAGAAGAGCGGTCCCAAGACGTACGGGCCCTCGTCCGGGAAGACTCCCCCGGCGGGCGCCATCCTCCGCACCAAGCTGTTCCCTGACGTCTCCGTAGACAGCATGGTCGGCGCGCCCACGTCGGGCGTCGGCCCCAACGGCGCGGAGTGCCAGGGCTCGAACCCGAGCACCCCAGGCGTCACGGTCAACCCGATCTCGATGCCCGTCGACAACAACCGCGTCCCCGGCCGCAGCGGCGACGCAGGACCTATGTAGGAGACACGATGCCCCGCAACGAAGACCTCACCCCGAAGCAGCGCGCGAACAAGTTCTCGTCGGGCACGTTCACGGCCCGCCAGACCGGCGCGCGCGGACAGGCCGGCGAGCGCGAGATGCACCGCCAGAAGAAGGCCGGCAACGACGCCGCGCAGGGCGCGTCGCAGGACATGCTCGAGAACATGATCAAGCGCGGAGGTCGCGGATGAAGCTGGCGCTCGCCCCCGCGGACAAGAAGCTCCTCGAGGAGGTGTTCGAGCCAGTCTTCACGGACGACCGCTCGCCGGAACTCGGCGGGTACATCGAGGCGATCGAGAACCTGAGCCGGATGAACAACGAGATCACGCGCCGCGGGAAGTTCACGGGCGTCGGTGGATTCTCGGAGGACTTCGGCATCCAGAAGGTCGCGCACATCCCGCTCAAGGTCGCGAACATCATCCTCCGAGTCGACCCGGAGATTCTGACGGACAAACGCAAGTTCTACGAGTGGCTCAAGACCCCGATGGGGCGCGCGTGCGACTACCGTCGCAAGGCAGTCGCCAAGGCCCAGTAGGGCCAGAAAGGAATGCCGTGAGCGAGAAGTTCCAGCCGCACCCAGACTGGAAGATGCACACGTACGCCCCCGCGAGGGGCGACTACTCCGCGTGCGTCTACTACCGGATCGAGGTCCCGTTCATGGGCCTCATGAAGCTCGGCCTCGCCGAGTGCTTCGAGGACCGCGGGAAGCACCACCACATTCCCGAGGTGAGGGACCGCCGGTCCATCGTCTCGATGCTCACGTCCGACATCAACCTCTTCTACGCGTGCGAGCCCGAGTCCGGCGAGGGACTCATCGAATCGTGCAGGCGCATGAAGACCGGCACGATCAATGGGAAGATGATCTACCCTCCCTCGCTCGTGTATGACATCGACGACAACCTCGACTGGGTCCACCCGTTCAACAACACGTACGCGTGCTACGGCGTCCGCACCGAGGCCGGCGACCTCCTGAACCCCGGCGACTCCGTCGGTACCATCCTCAACGACGGCCGCAAGATCATTATGTGGCAGGACGGCGTGACGGAGGGCGACAAGGGCTTCGTCTTCGACGTGACGCGGAACCAGAACTGGAACCGTAAGCTCCACGAGTTCGTCCGGAAGTGCGACGCCTTCACGACCCCGAGCAAGTGGCTCGCGAAGTACCACCAGGAGACGAACGGGTACCCGCAGACGCACGTCTTCCCGAACTCGATCATCCCGGAGGACTGGTACTTCCCGAACCTCGTCCCTCGCAAGAAGAACATCCGCGTCCTCTGGCAGGGCGGCGGCTCGCACATGAGCGACTGGTTCGCCCTCAAGCCCGCGATGACGTACATCGCGAAGAAGTACCCGCACGTGACGTTCGTCATCTTCGGCGAAGTCTTCAACTGGATCACGGACGCGATCCCCGAGAAGCAACTCGAGATTCACCCGTGGGTCCCGTACGAGGCCTACAAGACGAAGCGCGCGATCCTGGACTGCGACATCAACATCTGCGTCCTCCGCGACGACGAGTTCTCGAGGTCGAAGAGCGCGATCAAGTTCTACGAGGGCTCCATCGGGCCGCGCCCGGAGGCGACCCTCGCGCCCGACATGCCGCCGTACAACGAGGAGATCGTGGACGGCGAGACGGGCCTTCTCTACGACCCGAACAAGGACCAGCGCCTAGCGGCCGAGTCCTTCGCGGCGAACCTCGAGGAACTCATCAAGAACACCGAGCTACGGAAGAAAGTCGCGGCCGGCGGCAAGGCCTGGGTCCTCGAGAACAGGCACTACCTCAAGACGGTCCCGGCCCTCTACGACTTCTACCACGAACTGCGCCTCCGCAAGATGAAGGAGTGCCCCTATGATCCCGAGGCCGACCGGCTCCGCGCCGAAGCCAACGCCGCGGCAGTGGCCTCCCCCAAGGTGAAGAAGGTACCGCGCGCAAAGCGCAAAGCCGTGAAGGCGAGGAAGGTCAAGAAGTGACCCTAGCGAACGCGAAAATCTACATCGCCCGAGTGGCCGGGGCCCAGGGCGACGCGAACAAGCTCGCCCTAGCTGGCGACGCGATCCTCGCGACTGCCGAGAAGTGGTCCAAGATGACGTGGGAGTTCCTCAAGAAGGACAACGCCGTCACGCGCTCCGTCACCGGCACAGTGGCGGACGCGGGCGGCGGCGTCGGGACTGTAGTCACCGTCGCGAGCACGGCCGGCCTCAACGTCGGCCAGGGCGTGAGCGGGGGCGGGCTCGCGGCAGGCGCCACGATCGCGAGCATCACTAGCCTGACCGTCTTCACGCTCTCGAGCAACGCGACGATGGGCTCGCAGGCATTCACGATGGCCGCGTACATCCCGATCCTCGTGGGCGTTCGAGACTACTACCTCCCGCACGATTTCAGTGACTTCTACTCCGCGCGCATCCTCACGTCGAAGCGCACGATGGAGATCATCCGGGATCGCGAAGCGGACCGGAAGGTCGTGGACCAGGAGTCGACGCAGGTACTGACGGGCATCGGCCCGTCGTCCCCGGGCTCCGGCAGCGGCTTCACCGCGGCGGACCAGCGCGCGCGCATGAAGGCGTACATGGCCCCGGACGTGGCCGAGAATATGCTCCTCAAGTACTACCGCAATATCGACGGCGCCGCCGACCCGATCGACATCCCGGACGACCTGCTCTACACGTTCCTGGACGACTGCAAGGTCTGGTTCCTGTCGCAACTGAACTCGAACGACCCGCGCATCGACATCCTCGGCGGCCTCGCCTCGAGGAACACGACCGCGGCCAACGCCGACGACCAAGAGATTCAGGACGAGGACGTCCGCATGAAATCTAGCATGGAGGTCTACGGGGACCGGCTCGTCCAGCGCTCGTACCCGATCGACCCCTGGAGGACGTAATGGCCACCCCCTTCAAGGAGATGTTCCATCAGGGCGTCGTGACGGCGCGGGACGCCTCCCTCCTCGGGGAAGGGGAGGTCGCGAAGGCAGACGATTGCATCTACCGACCCAACGACCCGGCGATTTTCAAGGCGCCGGGTCGTGCCGTCTACGGGACGGTACACGCGGACACGGTCACGAGCGTCGTCCTCTCGGGCCTGACCGCGACGAAGACGAACGGGTTCGGCTCGGACCTCTCAAGCACGACCGCGATCGGAGACCGGACGGTGACGTCCGCGGCCCTCTTCACGTCCGCCCTAGTGGGGCGCCGCGTCTACGGGTCAGGCATCCAGGCCAATACCTACGTCGCGTCCTTTACCAGCACGAGCGAGATCGAACTCTCGAAGACGGCCACGGCCTCGGCGACGGTGACGCTCACGTTCTCCGTCTACGAGCCCTTCATGTTCGTCAAGGGCGCCCTCACCGGCGCCAACGCCACGATCGCGAGCGTGGACTCCGCGTCCCAACTCACGCTCGACGTCGCGTCCACGGCCGGGACCGAGACCGTAGTCATCTCGTCCCCGATCAAGGCCGTCCTCTACCTCACGTTCGACGCGGGGAACGCCGACGCCCTCATGGCGTACGCGAACTCCCGCTTCTACTCGTCCGCCTACACGGGGGACACGGGGACGTTCACGTCCTTCCTCGAGGGGCTCCAGAACGGGAGCGGGGACGAGCACGCGGAGGCGATCAAGCAGAACGAGGCGTACCTCGTCCTCTCGCCCGGGAACAAGCCGCGCCGCGTCTACTACAAGGACGTCTCCGGGACGAACACGCTCACCTCGCGCTTCGTCGGGATGCAGCCCGTGACGAACATGCGGGCCGAGCGCATCAGCGGGACGTGGCCCCAGAACCTCGGTAACGCGACGTACTTCTTCCTCGTGACGGAGGTCTTCAACCCGGACTCGCCGGACGAGGTCGAGGGGACGTTCGACGGCGACCCGCAGTTCGTGACGATCGCGGACTTCACGTCCCAGGCCGTGCGGATCACGCGCAACGCCGACGGGACCACGTTCAAGTACAACGACGGGACGAACGGGACGAACCTCGCGACGCACTGGCGCATCTACATGTCGCCGGGCCAGCCCCTCACGAGCCCTATCCCGTCCCTCCACCTGTTCCGGCGCGTCGCGACGGTGGACATCGCCCTCACTACGTTCGACGTCCAGGACGCGAACCCGGCGACGGCCTTCGTCTCCGCGTCCGCCCAGGACAACTCCGGGTACATCGCGTTCGCGAACGCGGCCGGGTTCCTGGGAGCCGCGGCCGTCACGGTGACGGGATGCACTGGGGCAGAAGACGCCCTCACCCTGACGACGTCCTCGAGCATCACAAGCGTCAAGGTCGGGATGCCCGTCTACTTCAACGGGATCGCCGCGGGCGCTACCGTCGCCTCGACCCTCGCGGGCTCCCCGAACACGATCACCCTCGACAAGCCCCATACGGCCGCCATCTCGAGCGCGACCGTCACGTTCGGCCCAGGCCAGAGTGTGGACGGGAACCTCGCGGAGACGCCCAACAACGCGGGCTCGATGGGGGTGCGGCTCCAGACGTTCGGATTCATCAACACGACCGCGTACTCCGGCCGGCAAGTCGTCGGCGTCCAGGTCCGCATCCGCTACATGTGGGACGGGCCGGAACTCGGCGCCGACGCGTCCGGGGAGGACCGCGGCTTCAACATCAAGATGACCGTGAGCGGGGCCGACACGAACCAGAAGCTTAACGTCGGCAACCGGACGGGACAGGGCTCGAGCGAGACCACCGGCGGCCTCCGCATGGCGTATATCACGGCCGGTGGGAACGGCGACACGTGGGGCCGGACGTGGAACACTGGCCTCCAGGACTTCGTCGACGGGACGTTCCTCCTCCACGTCGTCCGCGCCGCGAGCGCCATCTACCAGCGGCACTACATCGACGGCGTCGAGGTCAAGGTCTTCTTCTCGGGCGTCGACGTCAACCTCGACGGCGAGGAGTTCCGGACGGTCCTATTCACGACGCAGATCGGCGAGACGATCACGATCGGCGCGAACGGCCCACCGCCCTCGTGCGACACCGGGGACGTGATCGAGGGCCAGCTTATCGTGAACGACCTCACGCAGGACGGGGTCGCATGGGCTAGCGTGCCGGACGATTACGAGTACTTCCCCTCCCTGTACAAGATCAACGTCGCCACGCGCCGGCGCGAGAAGATCATGGTCATCCGGCGCCTAGGGACGATCGGGCTCTTCTTCTGCCGGGACTCGATCAAGCGCCTCAACTACTTCCCCGTGGAGTCCGACGCCGACGCGCAGCGCGGGCGCGCGTGGGAGGACGTCGTGGTCAACCACGGGTGCGTCTCGAAGCGGGGCGTCGTCACGTTCGACTTCCCCGGGCGGGGCATCGTGGCCGCGTACGTCTCGCAGAACGCGCTCATGCTCACGGACGGGATCACGTGCTGGCCCGCGAACGAGGACCTCGCGTGGGCCGCGACCTTCTCGAGGGCGAACCTCAACAACTGCCAACTCGAGGTCTACCCCGAGCTAGACCTGATCGCGCTCTACTACACGCCCGCTGGCGGCGCCTACAACACGCGCGCATTCTATTTCAGCTACCACCCGTCGCACCTCAAGGCGGGCGGGCGTCTCGCCGCGGTCGGGCCCGTACAGGTCCGCGCGAAGAGCGCCGTCCACACGGACCTCAACGGCGTCTCGAAGCTCTTCACGGGGAACCTCTCCGACGGGAAGGTCTACCTCGAGGACAGCGGGAACACGTCCGCGGACACCCTCGTCACGATCACGCCCGACATCCGCTCCCGCCTCATCTACCCGAACGACATCGGGGGCGAGGCGCGCCTCGAGCGGTGCTGGCTCCGCGTGGGCGCGTACGGGAACTCGACGACGGGCGTATGCACCGCGGCCCACGTCCGGCAGAACATCGGCGAGAACCTCACGACCATCACCGGTACGGACTTCACCACTGACGCTACGACCCTCACGGACGACAAGCTCGTCCGCGTCGACCTAGACAACATGGCCGAGTCCTTCCAGTTGAAGGTCTCCAAGGCGGACCTGAACGCCGCGTTCAGGCTCCACTACGCGACCCTCCTCGGCGAGGGCTACGGCCTGGAGAGCAACCGTGCGTAGGATTGCGCTACTCCCCTCGAAGGACATGGACCGGAGGGACTACGAGCTAATCAAGAAGCTCGACCTCATGGCGGCCCAGTCCCAGGCGGGCTTCCGGCAGATCGACCTCGGGAACTCGCCGTCCGGGTCGGGCCAGCCCCTCAACGACCACGGCCTACTCGCGGGTCTAGGGGACGACGACCACCTCCAGTACTTCCTCCTCGCGGGGCGCGCCGGCGGACAGCGCGCGTACGGGAGCAACGTCCCCGACCCGGGGAGCATCAATCAGTGGGCCGTCGAGGGCGCGTTCACATCCGAGAGTAGCAAGGCCGCGACGGCGACGTGGTCCAGCATCGCGATCGACACGAGCGCCGCCGTCGGGGACGTCATCATCCTCCACCTCGTCACGCTCCCGTTCGCGAACGACCTCGACACGTCTACCTCGAACCACTCGTCGATCACGGACACGCAGGGCAACACATGGACGAAGATTGTGGAGCGCACGTACTCGGACTCGTTCGGGAACGGGTGCTGCCAGAGCGTCTGGCGCTGCACCGTCACCGCCGCCCTCACCGCCGGTGGGCACACGCTCGAGGCCACGTACACGGGCTCTATCGGAGCGATGGCGATCAGTAGCCACCGCTTCACGATCGCGGCCGGGACGCTCATCGTCGCCGGCACGGTCTCTCTGGGGGAGTTCGGGGCCGTCGGCCCTGAGCCGTCCGCGGTCAGCATCAGCGGGCTCACGCCCGGCGTACAGTACCTATTCTTCCGAGCGACGGGGAAGGGCCAAGCCGGCTCGACCGTCATCGGATCATACACCCCCACGGGCGGCTTCAACGGGCTAGACCACAACGGCTCGATCACGGCGGGCGGGACGGGGAACGTGGGGTCGTGCGGCGAGTACCAGATCGCGGCCCTCACGGCCAACATCACGGACCCGCAACTCGGCGCCGCGGGCGGGTTCTACAGTTCGACGCTCCTCGCGCTCGCGGCAGTCCCCGCGCCAGACGGATTCCTCCGGCTCGCGTCCCAGGATACGTACCTTGCGGCGAAGATCGAACTCATCGACGACGACATCTTCGCGTACGCGGACACGTTCAACTTCCTGGACGCGGGCGGCACGGCCGTCCTCTCGTACATCAGGGGCTCTGACGGTGCCTTTGTGGGCCCGCTGACGAGTACGTCCTTACATAGCTCGCTCGGCGGGCTCACGACCGGCGACGATCACACGCAGTACCTACTACTGGCCGGGCGCTCCGGTGGTCAGGTAATCTCGGATAGCGCAACCGCAGCCAACTACGCTGCGCTCGGGGGCGTAGCCCCACTCACCAGTATCACGGCCACTCTTGCGGCCCCTGCCGGCTCGACGGCGTACAATTTGGTCTATATCACGCCCTCAGTCGCATTCGGAGCATCGGCAGCCGGTAACTTCTCACTCGCGGGCTTCGGTGGAGGTGTCACTCCTACTGTCCCGGTAGGGATAACGGCGAGCCTTTACGGCCTGAACTTCGCCGTAGGGTTTTCAGGTGGTGGTAGCGCCGGCGAGATCATCGGCAGCAACATAAGCGCCACGGGCAGTACAACCGCGGGGTCGGTACTTACGAACCTGTACGGCGTCGAACTAATCATGAACCCGTTCGCGTCTACCACTACGCTGATGGCGGCGATTCATTGCACGAACTTAGCCGGCTCGTGGACTGGCGCTACTACTGACGTGGCGGTCATCAACATCGGCGCGTCGTTCGGCAATAACGCGAACGCGGCAACCTGGTCGGGGATCAGGCTTGTATCGGGCATCACGGCGGCGATCGCGAACAAGTGGTTCCTGAACTGCGCTATCGCCCCTACGAACATGGGCAGCAAGATCGCCCACAAGACGGCTATAGGCTGGAATCCAAGCACCGTCTCGGCGATCACGGCCAAGCTCCATCTCGCGGCTGGTACCACGGCCGCCTCGACGGCCCCACTAAAGTTCACGACTGGCCCACTGATGACCGCCGTGGAAGCCGGTGCCGTAGAGCACTACCTGAACGGCCTGTTCTTCACACCCTCAACCACGGTGACTCGTCAGCAAGTCGCCACGGACCTCAACGTCGTCTGCGCGGACGGTGAGGTAGTGACCTACGACGACGACCTCGTACTGGTGTAGCCCATGCCCGCACTGAACACCAAAGCCGACACACTACTCTCCGCGACGACTGTCGCGTTCAACGCGAACGCGGACACGACCCTATTCACCGTTCCTACGGGGAAGCGGTGCGTCCTCACGAAGGCCATTGTGGTCGCCGGGGCGGACGCGGGCGCAACGACGGGCCTCTCGATCGGCGCGAACGGCACCGAGACGGACTTCCTCGCGGTCAACACGCTCTCGAATCTGGACGCTGCGAACGACGCCGTGATCCTCGTCCCTATCCCGAACACTACGCCCCTCAAGAGTAAGTCCTACGCCGCGGGCACCGTGATCGAGGCCCAGGTCACGAACCAATCTGGCGGCGCAACGAACACGGTCTACCTCTTCGGATTCCTGTACTAGAGCTTGTTCCCCGCAGCGCCGATCCCCTCGACGTGAGGGAAGGTTCAGGGAACACGTAAAACCCTGGCGGGGAACTGACACTTCCCACCCGTAAGGAGACACGCATGAACCCACTCACAATCGGCCTCTCGCTACTGGGGGGGCTCGGCGGCTTCCTCGGTGGAGGAGGCGGGCAGAAAGCGATAGACCCGGCGCTGCTCGCCCGCCTCTTCGGGCCGAACGCGCTCGCGGGCGACACGCAGACGCTCTTCAACACGCTCCAGGCCTCGCCCGCCTTCGCCGCGATGCTGAACTCCGCGTCGGAGTCCGGCGCACTTGCGGGGCAGCGCACGCGGGCGAACCTGGCGAAGGCCGGCCTCGGCGGGAGCGGCGTCGGCGCGCTCACGAGCGCCGTCTCGCGCGGCTTCGGCACGAACCTCCAGCTTGGCGCGCGCGCGAACCTCTGGAACTCTGCTCTCCAGGCCGCGAGGGAGAACCTCGGGATGCGGGCGGGCATCTGGGGCCAGAGCGCGCTCGGCGCGCAGAACCGGCCCACGCTCGCGCAGCAGTTCGGGCAGGCCTTCACGGGCGCGGCGGCCACGGGCCTCACGGCCATGCAGGCGAGCAGGACGCCGAACGGCGCGGCCCCGGCACCGTCGGGCGCGTTCACGCCGACGACGTCCGTAGTCACGGCCCCGATGCGTCGCGTCGGCGCCGACACCATGATGACGGGCTCTGACCCGTTCGACCGGCAGTTCAACGTCGGCTTCGGGAGGTAACGATGGGCGCGTACGGACACCCCTTCCTCTCCGGCGGCGGCGGGCCGGGAGCACCGGCCGGCGGCCCCTCCAGCTTCTTCTCCGAGTTCGACGAGGCCATGACGCCGGCCCTCGACGCCTCGAGGAAGGCCGCGGAGGAGCGCTACGCCGCGACCGTCGGGATGGTCAACCAAGCGATCGACCGACAGGGCGGGCTCCAGAACCCGATCCCTCCCGTCCCCGTCCCCGAGGCGGCGAACCCCCTCATGGCGTCCCTCGCGGGATTCTTCGCGCACCTGAACCAGGCGCAGGGCGGCGGGGGCGGCGCAGTCGCCGGCCTCCAGAACACGCTCTCGTCCCTCGCGAACGAGCGCGAGCGCGCCATCGCGACGAACCAGCGGTCCGAGCAGAACTTCTCGCTCGCGCAGTTCGGCACGACGGAGGAACTCCACAAGAACCTACTCGAGGCGCAGCGCGACAAGGCCGCCGAGATGGGCGACCTCGACAAGACGTTCCAGCACAACAAGGCCCTCTACTCGCTCGAGCGCCAGAAGGCGAAGGAGCTACGCGAGGCGACGGCCGCGGCGGCCGAGAGTAAGGCCGCGACTACACAAGCGAACACGCAGTCGAACATCCGCCTCCGCGCGCAGCTTCGCGAAAAGCAGATTCGGCTGCAGAACCAGTTCAAGAAGGAGGCCGAGAGCAAGGCGATGACGCCGGCGCAGCGGGCCCGCATGGCCCAGGTCAACGCGCGCGTCGCCGAGCTACGCGCCGAGATGGACGACTACCGCGGCGCGAAGGACATCGCCGGCGAGGCCGTCAACTCACCCGAGGACATCTCGGAGCGCGAGGCCGAGATTCACGCGCAGATCACGGAGATGTACGACGCGGTCAGGCAGGAGTTCAGCGCGGGCGGCACGACGGCCCCGGTGACGCCGCCGACCCCGCCATCGACGCCGTCGGCGACGGTGTCAGATAAAGTGAAGTCCGCAGCGGAGCGCCTCCGCGGGTCCGCCCTCTTCCAAAAGTAGGAGCCCAAGTGGCCGACGAAGAGCAGGAAGAACAGATCAGTCCGTACGAGCTAGCGGAGTTCAAGGACCCCAACGCGAAGGCGGTCCACTCCGGTCTCGTTTCCCTCATCAGGAACAAGCTCGGCCCCGATATGGCCGACCTGACGGAGGCTGAGGTACTCGAGGCCGCGCACCAGGCGTACGGCGCCGACATGTCGCCCCAGGACTTCATGGGCGGCGCTCGGACCGTCATGGCCGAGCAGATGCGCGGGTCCCTCCAGTCCGAGGCCGACCGCCGCTCTACCGAGGCAGGCCGCCCGACGAAGGAGCGCCTCTCCCTCAAGAACGTCCGCGTCGCGCCCGCCAAGATGAAGGGCGTCGAAATCTCTGGCGTCCCCGGCGTCGAGGAGCGCAAGGCCCTCGGCAAGAAGGTCGGGGACGTAGGGAAGGCATTCGGCAAGGGCCTCATCCAGTCGTTCAGCACGCCCCTCCCGGGCCTGCTCCAGTGGGTCGCCGCGCACGGGCTCACGCAGGAGGAGGTCGCGCCGGAGGTCTACAACGTACGCTTCGCCGGGGCCGCCGAGCAGGACAAGCTCGAGAAGGAGGCCGTCCGCCGGATCGCGCGCGAGACGCTCGACACGATCGGGTGGGGCATCGCGGGCGGCGAGATGGCGCGCGTCATAAAAATCCCCGGGTTCACGAACGTCTTCGCCCGGCTCGGTGCCGAGGGCGCCGGGTGGGGAGCAACGTACGAGGGGGTAGATGCTACACTAGCTGGAGAGGCGACGGAGGAAGTAGCGCGGCGTACCGCCCTAGGGGGCCTCATCGGAGCGGGCGCCACCGTCGGCCTCGGAGCGCCACTCGTCGGCCTGGGGCGGCTCATGCAGCGCGCCATCGGCGAGAAGGCCGTCCAGGGCATGAAGGCCGAGAGGGTCCTCTCAGACTTCCCAGGGGACACGCTCTCGCCGGGTGAGCGCATCGCGCTCTCCTACCAGAAGGACGGCGCCCTGCCGGAGCAGGTCCAGCACTTCGTGCGGATGGCGCAGGATGGGGCCATGCCTCCCGAGACGGCCGCGATCCACATCCTCGGCAACCTCGGGGTGGTCAACGACGCCGCAGGCACGGCCGCCCTCACGAAGCAACTCGAGCCGAAGTCCCTCGTGCCCGCGATGAAGGACGTCGCGCTCACCGTCCCGGAGCAGACGCGGGCCCGCCTCGCGAAGTCCGAGGACGACGCGCGCTTCCTCTCGAAGCTCCGGCGCATCGCGATCGAGTCCGGCCAGTCCATCGAGGAGGTTCGCCAGCGCGCACGCGCGGAGAAGTGGGCCTCACCCGAGGCGCGCGCGAACCTCGCGAACGAGGTCCCCGAGCCGATCGTCCTCGAGTCGGGCGAGGGCCCGATCCACCTGGGCGGCGGCGCCGCGTACGACGCGGACAGGACCGTCGGGCTGCGCGTGGCCCAGGAGATGTTCCCGCACGTCAAGGTCACGAACACGCCGCGCTCGATGATGGGGCGGATGGTCTCGCACTCGTACAAGGTCGGGGACCAGGCGTTCGACGAGGTCGGGCGCGCGCACGAGATCATCGGTTACACCGAGAACGACAAGATCGTCACGCGAACGCAGATGCCGAGCGGCGAGTGGAAGTACGGGATCGCCGGGCCCTCGGACCTGAGCCCTCGGATGGACGGCTTCATCGCAGCGATCAACCGCATGGAGGCCGGCGCGCAGGCGCGGCTAGCGTCGAACCGCGGCGCCCTCCACGCGTTCACGGGCGCGCCCCCGGGCATGGAGGAGTGGGCCGAGATCGGCCTCGGGAAGTTCGCGCGGACGATGTACCTCGCGGCCAAGATGGGCCTCGACAAGGAGCAGACGTACCTCATGTGGGCGAAGGATATGGCGGACGAGATGCGCGCGTCCGGCGCCGGCGAGGGCAAGATCGTCATGCTCCGGTCCCTCTTCACCGCCGTCGAGGAGAACTACGGCGACACGCTCGCGAAGATCGTGACGCGCGAGGGCGCCCTCAAGGAGGGCCTCTTCGACGCCGTCGACCGCATCAAGAAGGGCGGGTGGGTCGGGCACGACTGGTACGACAACACGTACCCGAAGCTCGTCGAGATGTTCGGCTCGACCGAGGACGCGTCGCGCTTCGCGGACTTCCTCGCGATCACGAGCGCGAACCGGAACATCGACTCGAACGTGAACCTCGCGCTCCAGGCGTTCGCGATGCACCAGACGGGCCAGCTACCCAAGGGCTTCGGCCCGAACATGGACGCGATGTTCGCGCGGTACTTCGCCGAGGAGGCGAGGACGGGCGCGAACCCAGAGGTCAGGACGTTCGCGTCCAAGGCCGGCGCGCCCAAGGTCTCGGAGTTCGTGCGGAACGTGCGGGGAGAGGACGTGAACAGCGTCACGCTCGACGTCTGGATGAACCGGTACCTGACGGGCGGCGAGACGATGCGCGTGAAGGAGAAGGAGGCCGCGAAGTCCATCATCCGCGAGATCGCGGCGCGCGAGGGCATGACGCCGCGGCAGGTCCAGGCCGCTATGTGGGCCGACGCCCGCATCTCGGAGCAGGTCCTCGGACCGCTCGGGAAGGGCGAGAAGCTCGAGATGACGATGGGGTCCATGCGGCCCTACGAGGACGTCACCGGGAACTTCCTCCGGAAGCGCGGCGCCTTCACGAGCGAGGCCTCGATCATCAAGCAGACGCGCGAGAACGGGGGCGGCACCTTCTACCCCGGCACGTCGCGCGCGTACGACAAGCCCGGCTTCTCCGTCGCGCTCGGGGGTGAGTCGATCGACGCCGAGAAGGCCATGCCGAACGCCGTCAGGAAGGTCGTCGACTCGTTCCTCCCGTCCCTCCGCAAGGTCGCGGAGGCGAGCGGCGCGCACCCGCAGTTCGTCGTAGGGACGTGGGTCGACGAGGGGAAGATGCACATCGAGGTCGGCGTCGTCGTCCCCGAGCGGGAACGCGCGCTCCACCTCGGCAACATCGCGAAGCAGCAGTCCATCGGAGAACTCGGAGAGGGCGGATCGTTCGTGGGCGTCGTACCGACGGGCCACGAGGCGGCCGTCACGCTCTCCCTAACGGAGGCCAAGAAGGCCTTGAAGGAGTGGCTCGGTGCCGCGAATCCCAGTAAGTGAAGTCATCGGACTGATCACGGACGCGCTCCGTAACGTCCGGACGACTCCCGTCGCTGAGGCCGCGGCGAAGACGAGCGCGCAACTCGCGGGGGAAGTCCCCGAGATCGCGCAGCACATGCCGGACGTCCCGTTCGCGGGCCCGGAGAAACTCAAGCCGTTCGTCCGCGCGACCCGCGCACCGGACAAACCGACCGCGGGCGAGCGCGTCCAGGGCGCGAAGCAGGCCGTGGGCGGACTCTTCACGGCAGAGCCGAACCTCCCCAAGGAGTACCAGGAGATGTTCCTGGACGCGAGGTACGAGGTGTCGTCCGCGCAGGAGCGGGCCGACGCGGCCGTTCACCAGCGCGTGACGTCCAAGCTCGACGGAGACGTCGGGACGAAGGCGCGCCTCATGAGCGACTACCTCACGCTCGCGGACGAGTTCAGCGACCTCCACTCGAAGTTCGTCAAGGACCCGAAGACGCCCGTGTACGGGCGCGGGGGCTCGACGCTCGACGAGATCGAGGGCGCCCTCCAGGACGTGACGGGCGAGCTACGCAAGCACCCCGACGCGGTCCAGGCCTCGCAGGGCTTCCGCGTCGTCGCGGACGAACTCTTCAACGAGATGGTCCGGTACGGGCTCATCACGCCGAACCGGTACCGGAAGGACTGGACGCCGCGCCAGCAGGTCATGGAGATGGCGCGCGGACTCTCCGAGGCGTACGGGGACCAGTCCGTCGGGGGCGAGGTCCTCGCCGCGATGGAGCGCCGGACGATGACGGGCGGCGTTACCGAGACGAACATGGTCCAGGTCCTCCGGACCGTCCTCAAGGACTTCAACGAGAAGATCGCCGGCGACAAGCTCGTCGCGCGCGTCCTCTCGGACCCGGCCATCAACCGGACGGCCGACTTCAAGCCGGGCGACCGCCTCCCGAAGGGATGGGTCAGCTACCGCCCGCGCCCCGGCATGCCCGGGTGGAAGACGCCCGACGCGGACGCACAGGTCGCCTCCGGCGTCGCCGACGCCCTCGGGGCGGACCCGAAGGTCCTCTCCCCGGGCGGGTTCGTCATCCCCGAGGACATGGCGCGGCGCCTCCAGAACTTCTACCCTGAGCGCCCCGGGCAGGCCGGCGAGACCGCGTACAAGGCGGGCCGGATGCTCGCGCGCTGGTTCACCGTCTACAACCCCGCCAACACGGCCCTGAACCTAGGGTCCGACTTCGGGATCGGCCTCATGGGCCTCCCGGGCGAGAAGTCGAACGTGGGAGGTTTCCTCCGCTTCTACCCGCAGGCCTTCATGGAATCCGCGCGCGGCGCCTTCGGCCGAGAGTCAGCAGTCTTCGACCGCGCGGTACAGGAGGGGCTCGGGTCGGCGACGTACGTCCAGGACGTCTCCGGGCAGTCCGTCCCCGCGAACCTCGCGGAGGCGTCGGGCGTCGAGCAGAGGACGGACATCGGGTCCCGCGCCGCGAACGTCATGCGCCGGGCGCGCCTCGCGGTGGAGATGTCCCCGCGGATCGCGGCGGGCCTCGCAGCCGAAGCGAAGACTGGAGACCCGTCCGAGTTCGCACGAGTCGGCCGAGCGATAACCCTGCCCTACGGGGCGGGGGCCCCCGCGGTCACGCGCGGGAACCTCACGCGCTGGATCGCGCCCTTCTGGCAGTTCATGGGGCTCGCGTCCGAACGGACCGGGAAGCTCCTCACGACGCCGGGCTCGAGGGGGCGCGCCTGGGCGGGCGTCCTCGGCGTCCCGACGGCGGCCTTCATGTGGAACCGGCAGAACGAGGAGTACCGGCGCGTCGAGATGGCGCTCCGGAAGCGCGACCGGTACGCGATGCACATCATCGCGCCGAACCCGGAGAACCCGAGCGAGCCGGCCGTGGACCGTAACGGGAAGCCGATCGTCCTCCGGATGCGGTACTTCATGCCCGAGGAGGTCGCGCAGATGTTCGGCGTGAGCAACCTCCCGGCGCGCGTGGCCGACGTCGTCGAGGGCCGCACGTCACCGATGGAGTCCATCGGGGAGTCGGTCTCGAGCGCGGTCGAGCAGGGCTTCCAGCAGTTCGTGCCGGCGGGCGTCGCCGTGTCCCTAGGGACTGGGCGGAACGTACTCACGGGCGAGGAGAAGCCGCGGGCCGAGATCGCGAGCGACATGTTCCCGGTCGTGCGGCAGGGGAAGGAGGCGATCCGCGGGGTGCAGAACGAGGGGGCGATGGAGGGCGTGAAGCGGCTCGTGCAGGAGGCTGGAGGGGTTCGGTTCGCGAACCCGGTGAAGCGCGGCCGGAGCGACGCGGACCTCGAGGACTTGAAGTTCAAGCTGCGGGACACGAAGGCCCGGATGCGGTCCGCGTTCAAGCGCGGCGACCGCGCGAAGGGCGAGCAGTACCGTCAGCAGATCAACAAGATCGTGAAGCGCATCCGCGCCATCAGCAAGGCGCGCCGCAAAGCGAGGGTCAAAAAGTGAGGACGTTCGAGGACTGGGTCATGTACATAGTCGGCGGCGTCGTCACGATCGGGTCCGTCGTCACGGCGCGCGTCGTGAAGCTCCAGGACGAGCACACGAGGCAGAACGCGAATCACGCGGCGGCGATCGCCGCGCTCAACGAGAACGCGAAGAACACAAAGGAGTCGCTCGAGCGGATCGAGTCCAAACTGGACCGCGTCATCGAGCGCGAACACGGCGCCTAGCGGCGCAGGAGGACGCAATGCTTCTGTCACTGTTCTGGAAGTTGGTCTACGGAGTCGCGGCGGCGCTGGCCCTGGCGCTCGTCACGTTTCTGGAGACCTCGACCGACCCGCAGCTTTGGTCCCTCAAGTCGCTGGTAGTCGTGGCCACGCCCCTCGTGGTCTCCGCGATCAAGAAGGTCATCGCCGCGAACCTGCTCGGAGTCGTAGATGAGTCTAAGTAGACTGCTCCACAAGATCGTGCTCCTTCGCCCGCTCCTCCGCGTCTTCGGGGTGAAGGACCACACGGTCGCCGCGAAGGTCGGTGAAGGGCTCACCGTGATCGACGGCGCGGTCAACGAGAAGAAGGGGGACGAGGGGATCGTGATCATCGAACTCCTCCTCTTCTGCATCCTGGTCGCCCCGATCGTGTGGGCGCTCCTGTAAAGGAAACGCCCCATAATTTAAATGGCCCCCTCGCTAGTAAAGGAGGGGGCCATTCTTTTTACTTGACGATGACGCCGAGGACCTCGTCGATGTGGATGAACATGAGCGTCTTCCCGTCGACCTCGATCTCAGCCCCGGCGTACTGCCCGAGGAGGACGACCGAGCCCGGCTTCACGAGGTCGATCTCGGCCCCGACGGCGATGACCTTGAACTGCTGCGACCGGCGCTGCGCCGTCTCAGGGATCACGATCGTCGACGACTTGGGCGCCTCGGCCGCGAGCCGCTGCACGAGCAGCTTCTTCGAGTTCGGTACGATCTTCATTCGGCCTCTCCTGGTAGGGGTGCGGTCACGCTGATTGTGTTGCTCGAGTCGCTCTGGTTCCCCGCGAAGTCCACTCCAAAGATCGTGATCCTCCACCAGTCGTACGGCGCGCTTGCGGGCGGGAGCGAGATTTTGATACTGTCCGGGAGCCCGGGGTGCGAATGCCATACCGTGTCCGCCTCTCCGAATGGCGGGCGCTCGTCCCGCGCCGTGTTGTCCGGAGGGATGAACCACCGGGGCACGTCTACGATGTGCGACTGCCCGCTCTCCTTGTGCGTCATGAGTATCCGGATGATGGAGAGGTCGTCGCACACCGTGCTGTCAGCGTTCGTCGCCGGGTTCGTCCACAGGATCACGAGGAGCGCGGAGAGCCACAGCGCGAGCCGCCTCACTCGCCTTCCAGCCACGTCACGTCCTGCGGGAGCGACGGGTCCATGTCGAGGTGGACGAACGTCCGGTAGAGGCCGAACCGCGCGAACTTCTCGAGGCGCGCCATCTCGATCAGGCGGTCGCGCGCCGCCGGGACCGTCACCTTGAGGTCCTTCGCGAGTTCCACGAGGTCGACGTCCGCCGCCCACCCGCGGAGGTGCGCGGAGTTCTTCCGGCCCCCGACGGCCTTGTTGTGCTTCGGCGTCCGGAAGCCGCTGTTGATCACGAACCGGCCGCCGACCCGCTCTCGCACGCGGTCTAGCGCGCGCATGAAGTCGTACTGCATCCCGGTCACGGCGCTCCCGGGCTTGTCCTTGCTGTCGAACTCGGACGACTTGAAGTAGTTCAGCGCGGACCACGCTGCGGGCGTCATCATGTCTTGTCCTCCTGTAGGATGGTCTGGGCGTCTCGCAGCATGCGCGAGAGCATCTGGTCCTTCTGCCTGGCCTGTGCCTTACGTGCGCTCCGGTTGTGGTACCCGGGCACCGTCCGGCGCGCGACCCACCGGGTGCTCCACGTCCTCATATCGGGCTGGCCGTACGTTGAGAAGTTACTGAGCACGCGCTTCGTGCCTAGGGCCGGAGAGACGTACTCCCCTGCGAAGTGATAGATTCTGTCCAGCGCCCTGTTGAACCAACGCGTCTCGTTCTTCACCTCTGCCGGGTAGAACGTGTGCAGGAACCAGTAGTAGAGGCGCTTGAGGCGGGACACGGGCCTGTACGAGCCCCCGAACTCGCTCGAGTAGAAGTCGATGCCGTAGCTCACGAGAACCGCCTGCGAATTGCGCGGTCGTCGAACTGCGCGATCACCTCGAGTACCTTCTTCTTGGGGCGGCCCTCGGCCCACGTCATCCCCGACAGCGTGATCATCCTCTCCGGCTCGCGGATCGCGTCGACCGCGAAGCCCTCATCCTGGAGGATGCGCTCGTACCGCGCCGCCATCCCCACGACGAAGTTGTTCCACGCGCGCTTGTTCCTGAGGCGGTACTTCGAGAGGCCGCGCTTCGCGAAGGCCCTCACGAGGTCGCACCGGAAGCACTTCTGGCTCGCGAACACGGGCCTCGAGCACGAGTCGCACAGGCCCTCCTTCCGTTTCTCCAAGATGCGTTTCGTCTGCGGCGTCGACATCAGTACGCTCCCCGCGCCCGCGGGGCGCCACCCTGCTCGAGTTCCATCTGGAGGAGCGCCAGCGCGCGCCACGCGACCTCGACCGTGTGCGACATCCCCGTGTCCGGATCGATGATCCCGCGGTCGACGAGGTGCCTCGCGATGCAGTCCGCGTGGTCCATCGACTTCCCGCGCGCCCAGTGTAGGGGCTCGCCGGGGTTGTGCTTGTCGTTCCCGAACTTCGACAGGCGCGCGACTGCCGCGACCGCGGCGGGGAAGTAGTCCAGGACGCCCGTGCAGAGCGGGACGCCCTTCCGCTCCTCACTCGAGGCAGGCATCACCTGGCGCGGCGTGGGCGGTAGGGGCTCCCCCGTCTCGGCGTCGTACACGGCGATCTTGAGCATCTCCGCGACGTGCCGCTCGAGGTTCGCGCCCCTGCTCCGCTCCCATCCCGGGAGCATGTATATGCGCGAGACGTCCCCGTCGAGGAAGAGCCGGAGGTCCCGCTTGAGGTAGTTCTCGTACGTGTCGTCCTTCGGCCCGTCCGCGTCTAGCTCGGGGGGTGAGAGGACCCTGAACCCGTTCGCACGGTACATCGCGGCGAAGCGCGCGAACTCGGGCGCGTTGTACTCGGGGATGCCCGTCATGGGCCCCGAGAGGTAGATGGTTGCGATGTTGGCGGTCATCACTCCTCCAGCGGTTTGAGTTTCTTTCCCCACCGGTCCCCGACCCCGATCTCGATCGGGAGACGGAAGCCCGGCGCTACCTCCGGGAACTCCTGCTCCATCACGTCGCGCAGCATGTCCGCGCCCTCCTTGACGCGGTCCTTCGGGACCTGGATCACGACCTCGTCGTGGACGAGGATCGAGAGGCGCCCGCCCACCGAGCGCGCCCCGTCCGCAAGCTGCCGGTACGTGGACCACCCGATGTCGCCGACGGTGCTCTGCGGCTCGTAGTCCTTCATCGCGGGCACGTCGCTCTGGGGGCTCGTGAAGCGGCGGATGCGCCCGAACGGGTTCCGGAGGAAGCCCTGCGCGCGGCCGACCTCGCCCTGCGTCTGGAGGTACGCCCACCATTCCGGGTACGCGCGCGCGAGCGCCTGCTGGAACTCCTTCACGGCCTTGATCGAGACGACGAGCCCCGTCTTCCGGATCGTGTCGGCGACCGTCTTGGGCCCGGCCCCGTACGAGAAGCCGTAGATTCCGTTCTTCGCGAGGGTGCGCCCTTCCTGCGTCCGCGGGAGCCCGACGAGTTCGATCGTCCTAGAGTGGACGTCGCCCTCGAGGGCGTCAGCAAGTGCGCGATCACCCGATCGAGCGGCCATGACGCGTAGTTCGGCCTGGGAGTAGTCCGCAGCAAGGAAAACCATAGAGGGATCGTCGGGGATGATGAGGCCGCGCGAGTCCTCGGGCTGGTTCTGGATGTTCGGGTTGTTCGAGGCGAGGCGGCCTGTCCCCGGGAAGACCTTGTTCGTCTCATAGTGCCCCTTCTGCTCGTCCTTCCCGGCCGGGAGGTACGAGGGGTAGATGCGGTCCGTGCCGGAGAGCGCACGCCCGTACGTCTTGAGCAGCTTGGAAATCCTCCGTATCTCGAGCAGCTTCTCGAGCGGCTCCCGGTACTTCGGCTCGATGTCCATCAGCGTCCGGAGCGCGAGTTCGTCCGTCGTCCACCCGTCGCTCTTCGACCGCTGGACCGGGAGCCCCCACGTCTTGTAGAGGAGGTTCGGTAGGTCCTTCGAGTTCGACGACGGGCTCACGCCCGGGAAGTTCGCGAACCACCAGGAGTGGAGGCGCTGTAGTTCCGACTGGAGCCCGGCGCACCACTCCTGCACGCGCGGCGGGTCGACGCGGAGGCCCTTCTCGCGCATCTCGATCAGGGCCTTGACGGACGGCATCATCCGCTTCGTGAATAGCTCGAGCATGCCCCACTCCTCGAGGGCCTTCCACTGCTCCTCGAAGACGCGCGCCTCGATGAAGGCGTCCTTCGCCGAGTACTCCGGGTCCGCGAAGCCACGGTCCTCTGCGAAGTGCTTCCACGGGCGAGTACGCACGTAGATCGGCGCCGTCGGCCCGAGCCCCATCGGGAGGTCGGGCTCGAGGAGGCGCGCGCAGATCATCGTGTCGAACCACGGCTCCGGGACGGTGACGCCGTTCGCGCGGAGGATCGACTCGTCGAACTGGATGTTGTGCGCGACGTGGATGCTCGCGCGGTAGAGCGCGGCCTGGAGGAAGCGCCTCTCCTCGTCGCCCCACGAGAGCGTGTACGTCATCTCGCCGTAGGTCCCGTGAACGACGGGTAGGCCTCGCATCGTCAGACTGAACCGGTCGATCGCGGTCGAGCCCATCGGCGTCTCGATGTCGAACGCGATGGACGCGTGGTGCGGCACGACCTCGTCCCCCTTGAGCCCGGTCTCGTACCGGAACTCGGCGTCGACGAGGTTCTCCCGGTCCTTCAACCCGAGGCCCGCGGCCGTCTCGAACGCGGACATGAGGGCCGTGACCTGGCGCCGCTTCTGCTTCACGTACTGCTTGAACGAGATCGACGGGACGATCACGCTGTTGTACGCGGTCCACTCGCGTGTCGACCACGCGCGCGGGAGCGGCGGCGGCGCCGAGTACCGGCGGTTCACGATCTTGGGCTGGCCCTTCCGCGGGCCGGACTTGAACTCTCCCTCCTGGACCTTCGCGACCTCGACCGTCGGCTTGCAGTCCGACGGGTAGATCACGTACCCGCGCGCGTCGTCGATCCGCCACGTGAGGCCCGTCACGGCCCGGAACGCCTCCGGCCCGATCGGCATGATGACGCGCGGCGACGCCGCCTCCATCGCGTCGCGGAAGGCGGGCCGGTTACGGCGTAGCTGCTCCTGCGTGGGCCCCTCGTACGCGCCCTCGGGCTGCTCGTCCCCGAGGACGTAGACGAACTCAACCTCCTCGGGGGGAATCCCCGCGTCCTTCATCAGGGCGAGGGCCATCCGGTGCATCGGGTCCGTCATCTTCGAGAGCAGGACCGCGCAGAATCTCTTCATGACGTTTCCCTCTCCGTGCGATTCCGCCCTTGCCGGGCGCGTCGTTCAGGAACCAGAGTTCCGGGAGCGTGAGGTACCGGTGGTACTGGCGCGTGACGCGCCGGAGCGTCTCCTCGTCCGTGCGGAGGGCCGGGCCGCGCGTGCCGTTGCACCTCGAGCAGAGGAGCCGGAGGTTCGACTCCTCGTTCCCGCCCCACGGGTCAACGTGGTCGACCTGGAGGAGCGGGCTCTTGCCCCAGAAGCGGTACCCGAGGCGGTGGAACGCGAGCGCGATCCGGGCCGGGACGCCGCAGATCGCGCACCTCGAGTACGGGTTGAGGATGCGGCGGGCCCAGGTGAGGGCGCCCGCCGCGTCGATCCCGTGATGATTACGAAGCCTTTCCGCCTTCCCCGTCACCGTCGACCGAAGGCGCAGCGCCCGCCGCTGCTTCCGCCTCGCCGCCTTGTCCATCGGACTCTCCCCCCGTCGCCTTCTGGTCGATGACGTCGTAGTCCTGCGCGAGTTCCTTGATCTGGTTCAGGAGGTTCTGCTGCATCGCCCCGAGGCAGAAGCGCGCGACCTGCTTGATGTCGGCCTCGGAGAGAGGGTACCGCATGTTGTCGATGATGACGTCGCCCGCCTCGAGGTCGATCCCTTTGATCTTCGAGAGGACGACGCGCGACCCCTCCGCGAGTGGGTGCTTCTTCCTGCCGAATCCGAACACGCTCGGGGCCTCCTGTGCCGGCGGTTCGATCGGGGGAGCGAACGGAACCTGTCCCGCAGCAGCGGACGGGCGCCAGTTCGGGTCCTGCCCGATCACCTCGCCGTTCGAGTTGATGATCATGCCGGTCGACTGCCGGAACTCCTCGATCGCCTGCTCGTCCGTGAGCGGCGGGGGCACCTCCGAGGCGGGCATGGAGCGGAGAGTCTGGTTGACTCCCCGCATGCCCGCGAGTTCCTGCATCGCCTGCGTGACGATGTTGTGTGACTCGCGTCCCTCTGGGTTCACCTAGCCCTCCACGTCCGGAAGGAACCGGTCGACGTTGAGGAACGTGCGCCCGCCGTCCTTGCCGGGGCTGGCCGAGAGCGTCACGATGACGCGCCGACCGAGGATGGTGCTCTTCGCCTCGTTCCCCCGCTCGGGGAACGCACCCATGATCATGCTCTCGCTGAGGCCGTCGGACTTGACGTCGACGCCGAGCGCCATGAAGAGGGACGTGAGGACGGCCTCGTTCCGGATGGCCATCTCGTCCCCGTCCGCGATCTTGTCGCTGTCGACACGGACGTTGAGGTGGTACTGCGTCCCGACCGGGACCGCGTCCTTCGCGGAGACGTTGAGCGGGAGCGCCTTCGTCATTAGGTAGTACACGGCGATGCTGTCGTTCGGCTCGTCCTTCGTGCCGCCCACGCTGACGCGCGCCTTCTCGATCGAAAGGCGGGCGCTCCACCGGCGGCCCGTACCGTTCTTCGTCGGGTAGGACTCGGCGCCCTCGGGGACGAACACGTTGTTGAAGCTGTCGATCGCGGCCTGGCCCGCAGCGGCGGCCTCGGCAGAGACGGGGCGAATCTTAGGACGCATTTACGGTCTCCTTCCTCATGAAGTGTTTGGTGTACTCGTCGAACCAGTTCCGCGGGTTCGCGGCCAGTACGACCTTCGGCATCGGGTTGCCCTTCTCGTCGCCCTCCTTGATGCGCGCCGTGTAGATGCCCGTCATGGCGCTGTGCGCGACATACTTCGACTGCACCTTCCCGTCGAGGCCCGTGATGTGGTCCACGTCGAGGCGCACGACCGCCGGGAACTCACTCGCGAGGTCCTCGACGAGTGCGTGGCCGATCGTGTCCGGGCCCCCGAACGCCTTCGCGCCCGCGGGCGAGTCCTTCCCAGGGAACCACTCGTACTGGTGACACACGACGATGATGTGCATCTTCCGCTGGTGCAGGAAGAGCGCGTCGATCCAGTTCCGGAGCAGGTACTGCGTACCGCCGTAGTCGCCCGGCATCGGGAGCCCCTGCGAAATCTCGGCGCTCTTCGGACCGAACTGGAGTCGGCTGCTCGCCTGGAAGTAGTTCTGCTTCGACGCGTACACGAGCATCTTCTTCGCGGCGCGCGAGAGCGTGTCGACGATCACGACGCCCGCGCCCGGGTGGACCTTCTTCCAGTTCTCGATCGCGAACTGGTTCATGTTGTCGATCGGGCTCCCTCCGTCGAAGCCGTACACGTGGAGCCTGCCTCGGTGCTGCGGCAGGATGGAGTCGAGGCGGGCGCCGTCGTTGTCGACTGCGAGGTAGACGGCCTCGCCCCACTCGTCGGGGTACGCGGCGGCGAGGCGGGACTTGCCCGTGCCGGGGCCGCCGTAGAACAGCCCCCAGAACTTCCGCTCGTCCTGGGTCGGTGGGATCAGTGCCATGCGTGTCCTCCTCTTGGGGTGGGATCGACCATTATACTACGAACCGGCCTCCGTGTCAACAGGATATTTTCCGAAGCGGACCGCCGCGTCGCGCGCCGTCCGCGCGATGTACTCGGGGTCGAGTAGCTCCGGCCGGGACCTCGAGCCGGCCAGCGTAAGTGCTTTCACGATCTCGACTTCCGAGATGCCGACCTCGGCCAGCGCGCGCGCCGCCGCGCACATCGCGCGGTGCCGCCCCGGCTCCGTCGCGCCGAACGTGATCGTGTTCGCGGCCGTCATGTTGATGCGCGCGCCTGCCGCCTGCCACGGCGCGCCCTCGGGGAGTACTCCGTCCTGGCCCACCGCCGGCGCCGGCCAGAGTCGGTCCTTCGGCGTGTACTTGAGGAGGAGCCGCCCGAGGTTCTTCTGGACGTCCGTCCCCGAGTAGAAGTACGAGCGCGCCTGCTTCCCCGTCTTCCGGTTGTACGTGCCCGGGCACCGCATGAGGCGCGGGAGGTCCGAGACGGACGGGTCCACGATGATGCGCTCGACGCCGACGCGCGTGCCTAGCTGCCCGAGCCAGTACCGCTGCGCGCACGTGATGGCGTCGCGCAGCTTGATGACCTTCTGCACGCTGATGGGCGGGTCCTGCCAGAGGTCTACCGCGTGAATGGGGAAGTCCGCGTCCGCGTAGAACTCGTGGTACATGCCCCCGACGGACGCGTGCGCGGCGATGTGCTTCCCGACGCGGAACCACATCTGCATCCCGCGCCCGGAGTAGACGCGGAGCGCGTCGAACTTGTGCCCGAGGTAGTTGTGCATCGCCTTCTCGATGTTCTCCGAGGCGCGGAACAGCGCGCGCTCGTCGGGGACGTAGTCGCCCTCGGGGTCGAGGTCCACGACGAACCACTCCCACGCCGCGATGTCCTCCGTCCGGCACCTGCGGCCGTGGCGCCGCTCCGACGGGTTAAGCTGGACGTAGAAGTCCCAATCGGCGTACGCCTCCGCGAACTGGACGAGTTCCGCGGCGTTCCCGGCCCACGCGCCCTCGATCGTGTCCTTGTTGCGCGCGCCCCACCGCACGATCCCGTTGAAGGACGCGAGGAGGTGGTACGTCTTCGAGACCTGCTCGACGTCAACCTTGCGCGACATATCGCTCCTCCCTGTCCATGAAGTACGCGTCGTCGGACAGCTTCCGCTGCCCCGTGAGGACGTGGTAGTACCCGTCGAGGGAGTTCCCGAACGCGCCCGCGTCCTCGAGGGGGTTGTCGATCAGGGCGTGGTGCCCAAAGCGCGCTACGATAGACTCTGCCCGCGCCATCTCGCGGACGATCAGGATCGCACGGAGGCGCGCGCGCTCCCGCTCGACCGCGTCGACCTTGATGATCGTCTGGAAGCTGCCCTTCCTCTGGTCGTCGACGACCTTCTTTAGGATGACGTTGAGGGCTGTGCCCCCGTACTGGAGCAGCCCGTTGTACTTCCGCGAGAGGTAGTACCCGTAGAGGCCCTCGTGCATGGAGCGCGCGATCACCTTCGAGTACGTCTCGAGGGCCTTGTTCGGCGCGAGCGTCTTGTGCTGCTGGTGGTACACGACGTCGCCGACGCGGACCACGCGGTCCGGGCGCCCCTGGAGAACCCAACCCGGATCGAGCGGCAACTCGAACGCCTCCTCGACCTCGAGCGTCTCGTCGACGCGGAACTGGTCCACAAACCCGACGATCTGCGGGCGGTACGCGTGAAGCTGCTTCCTCGCCTTGACGGCGGCGGCGACGTGGTCCGGGTCCATCCCAGGGGGAGGGATCATGGTGAGGTCGACGAGGTCGAACGCGCGCTCGAGCGGCTCGCCCTTGAAGTGCCCCTCGAAGATGTCGTGGACGGCCGTGCCCAGGATCAGCGCGTCCGACCACCGGCGCGGGACGCGGTTCAGGCGGTACTTCGCGTACCACCTCCACTGGCACTTGAGGAAGTCCTGCATCTCGCTGACGGTGACGTAGGTTCGCCTCATGACCGCTCCAGGTATACGACGTACACCGGCTTCTTGTGCCGGGCCTTGTACTCGAGCACGCTGACGGTACCGACGTCCCCGTCGCAGTCGCAGCCCTCGGTTGTGACCTCGGCCGTCGCGAGTTCAGGACGCTCGTCCAGTAGCTCGCTCAGGCGCACGATCAGTTCTCTCGCCTTCATGTCACTCCCTCCTCTACCGTGATCTCGAGGAACCCTTCGTTCCTCACGTACATCTCGCGCTCCTCGCCCGTCGCCGAGAACTTCTCCCACTCACCGCCGATCGCCTCGCGCGTCGCCGCGCCCTGGCCCGACGGCGTGACTATCGTGAGCACGCCGTAGAGCGGGTCGTTCCCGACGCCGTCCTCGTCCGTGACCATCAGGGCCCACGACGCGCCCGGGAG